CCTAACTTGTAGCCCATAACTACTTCCCCGCATATTTAGAGATTGCTCTATTTCCAAACCAAAACGCTAACACTGCACTAAATAAACCTGACGTTTCACCATCCCACATCAAGTCAACAGCTTGCATCCAATCACCACCAGCCTGCGTAACCTTAACCATAATCACAACCTTCGTGGCTACGAACAATCCGAAAAAGGCATAAGTAACAATAGGACGAACACTACCCCTGAGAGCGTTGATAAATCCTCCAGCGTCAATAGATCGGTCATGCTCATACAACCCTCTTGTTTCTTCAATGTCAGCTTTTTTATCTAGCTCGACCAGCTTCATCTCAGAACGTTTCTGAGCAAGCTCTGTCTCTAGCTGCATCATTTCCATACGATGCTTCTGCGCTTGGTTTGCCTTGAAGTAATCAAGAACAGACGGCAAAAACGAACTACCGAAGCCAAGTAAACTTCCCAATAATGCCATCATTTCTCTGATCCTAACCATACGGCAAATGCGCCTGTCATAGACCCAGAACAGATTGATATCATCGCGGACTGCTGTGTAGACAAATCTTCTAAAGTCATTCCCCACTCCAGAACCCGTATATACATCACCGTCATTACAAACATCATAAGTCTCGGCATAAGACGATATTCTAGTATAGTCTTAAAAGTTATGGACATTAGAAACCTCCTTTCAGGCCATCTAATATTTCTGACAAACTAGGGCGTTTGTCCTTCTTCTCATAAAGGCAACTAAACACCTTGGGACACTCAGAAAAACTCTTTGTAGGATAGTGATACCCCAAGCCACCATACCCTGCAGTAAATCTGTATACACACACCTTTTGACCGTTTTCGGCTGTAAGCCGTTTCCATAAGTGGCATTGCACATGAGTCGGGTTAGCGACCCCCGCAAGCGTTACTGATAGTATTAACGCATTTATCACTGGGTAGCCAACATTATTAAATACATACCACCACCTAACATACACAATATACCCAAACTTAACCCACCTATAGCCATGTTATTCTGTATTTGACGCTTGGCTTCCATAGCACGATACACGGTCTCTTCCCGTTCAGCACGTATCTTACGGCGCATACCCAGCATCTCATCATAAGTCCCCAAGCCAAACCTGTAGTCCAGCATGAACTTAATCTCTTTCTCTTTTTCAAGTAAGGTCTTCTTACGGATAACAATATCCATAGCTTCTTGTTCTATGTTATCGGTTCCGTGCGTCTTCTTATCCAACCATGTTGGGTTCTTACGCTGTGTTTCTGCTTTGGAAATATCTGCAACAGCGCAGTACCACTGCCCAAGCTGCTTGCTAACATCCTGCATCTCACGACCAGCACCGACTAACATCTTCACGCCTTTAAACGCTGCGTTAGCTGCTGCAAAAGCTGTAACAGGGTCAATCATATACTGTTACCTCGTTAGGGTTGACTGATTTAGGTACACAATAAGCTGTACCATAATCTCTTGTTTCGGGATACCCGAAGCGCCTAACTAAGTGTTCAGCGTACCAATTACATATATCTAATCTTTTAAAATATAAATCAGTACTTATTGCCGCACGTTCTGATCCTATGCCTATATATAGTATAAGAACAAAAACGTGTACCACATACCTACCCCATTTTTGTTAGCACAGTTATAAGCATTAAGATGATTGCCGCACTGGCACCGATCATAATCGCTTCCAGACGCTTCACCCTCGTAAACAACTCTTTGTGTTGTATAGTCACCTCTGTGCGGAGAGATGCAAAGGTAATATTTAAGTCATCAATTCTGCTGTGTGCAGAGGCCACTGTACGCTTATCCATACACTTGTTACTCCTAAATAGGCTTACGAGGCCAACGAACCTCACTTGGAAAGCCTGATTGCTCTGGGACAATCCTTAGCAAATGCCGATACATTCTCCATTCCTCGGTTATACGATCTGCAAGAGCCATATTATCTGATTCCTGCAATAGTTTATCACGTTCTGCCCGAACTTCTGCTGCTGTACTCATAATATTTCAGCCTTTGTTAAATAGACGGAGGATGAAGAAAGTGCCACTCCCACGACTGTTCCAGATGTAGTGGTTAAAGTGGATGATGAGTTGGATACTTTATATTCAACTCCTGCTGTTAGACCTGACTGCCCTGTGTTTATACCCCCAATGACTGTAACCTTTCCGCTTGCACCGTTTGATATTGCTTCAGCGGCAAGCCCGACCCACCTGTCAGGGACGAGTGGATCATATACAACGGCTGTTGGATTATCATTATCCGTATCATTAACGGTTGCAAATATTACTTTGTTTGTAGTGGTGTCATATGCCAAACTTGAACCATAATAATAAATGGTAGTCCCCGGTGTAATTTCTTTAGGAGAAAAGGCTTGAGGATTGTTTGTGCCAGCGGCGCACGTTAAATTAAGAAAATTATTACTATAGTAGTAATTCCACTGCAACACGACCCCATTAATATCAGGACAATCCACCAGAGTCATGCGACCCCCACCACTAAAGGATATAGGGCTTTCAATTGGAGTGCCAAACGTAAGCGTTGTTCCAGATAAACTTCCAACATATATGTAATCTTGATTGCCGCTGTCTTGAAATTCACCTGCAACAAATAGTCTATTTCTAGCTGAACAATACTCAATATCCATGTAGCTGTAATTGTATATACTAGAGGATGCTTTAGCAACTGTTCCTTGAGTTCCAAGGCTTATGGAAGTTCCTGACACAGTGCAGACTCTATAATAACAGTAGTAATTAGAAGTAGCACCGTCCACATATGTACAAATAACTTTATTTGCAGAACTGTCGTAAGTAACTCTCACTGCTCTAACTAGGTTGGGGCCAACGTTAACTCTTGATCCCCAAGTAATGCTTGTACCAGAAATATTGCCAACATTTATGTATCCGCTAGTTCCATCGACTACGCCGAAGAAAATAATTTTATCTGAACCAGAATCATAACAAGCGTCATAATTGTCAGGTTCACCACTTGCATTTCCACTTTGAACCGTGGCCTCAGAGCCAAAAGAGCAAGACGTTCCTGAGACAGTACCCACTTTGCATTTCACGCTGCCAGAGGTAGTGTAAATGGCAACAAATTTTCCTGCGTTAGAATCAAAAATACATAAAGTTTTGCCGCGATCGCCATCTGTGCTTGCTACTTGCACTGGAGTTCCAAAGCTGATTGACGTACCAGATACAGTGCCGATGGCTACCATAGGATAGTCATTATTACCATCATCTAGATATAACAAAACAATTTTATTGTTTGTAGAGTCATATGCAACTGACGCTGAATACATAAAAGCGTCATCACTAATATTGGCAAATGATCCTGCTAGTGTTGTCATTATACTAATAGTTCCATCACCATTGAGTCCAACTATGTCTCCGTTGGCTATTGCGCCTGTAGCAGTAAATGTTTGCTCACCGCCACCACCGCCAGCTTCAGCCCAGCTAATATCTGTGCCATCCGAAGTCAGAACTGTATTCGCGCCACCTTTGGCTAATCTAGCCGTTGCTCCAGAAGCATTGCCGTACAGGATGCTGCCGCGAGTAATGGCATCCAGTTGGTTTAATTCAGTAGCGGTAGATGTAACGCCATCAAGAATGTTGAGTTCCGCCCCCGTAGATGTAACAGCAGTTGAGCCTAACGTCAGCTTTCCGTCTGGAACAACAATACCCGCAGCGCCACCAAGAATTAAATCATCGGCACTTGCATCCCACTGCATGTATGCACTGGCAGTATCTCCAAAGAACTTAACGTCATAACCAGTGTCATCAACTCCAACATTTACTGTTGCATCAATTTGAACAGCGCCATCAATATCCACGGCATCAAGGTTTGTTGTGCCATCAATGTCTACATCGCCGCTAATATCTAATGACGTACCTGTTAGAACCCCAGTAACGCCAAGAGTTCCACCAACGGTCATATCGTCTGTCACAGTAAGGTCATCCCCTACAGTAATATCACCAGACACATTCAGATTAGTGACGCCTAAAGTACCAATCTCACCCATAGCGCCAGAGCCATCTGAATACACAACCTTGGTTTGACCCGTTGGAATTGTTACGTTGGCCCCAGAACCGCAAGAAATAATAATACTCTGAGAGCCGCTTGTTCCATTTTCAATGTACCACACTTTGCTTACGGCTTCGGGAGTAATGGTAATAGTGCAGGTACTGTCTAGCGTTCCTGTATACTTTAAGTACAGAGAGCGCCCCGGATCAGTAGCTCCATCTGCAATCGCCGTAGTATGTGAATCAGCGTTGGTGGTAATGGCTTCAGTGCCAAAACTAAGAGCCTCTGCAATTAATTCTAGGTTTGTGTTGGTTGTAGCGCCCCAAGAGCCAGATTGTTCGCCATCGCCAATCTCTTCTAGCCGAAGATCATTTTCATATGTACTAGCCATGTGAGTTCCCTAAGCAGATAAGTTGTTTAGTTTATACCGCGCCTATCGTTAAGACGCAATGTTTTTCAGATTACGCGACTACGGGTATCCAATTTGCGTTATTTGTGGGGCTAATCTTCTCCCACACAAACGTATCACCTATTGCCCCTGTAGCAGATACACCCGTAACGGCAAAGGCTTGATTTACACTGACAGTACCTACAGCGCCTGTGCCTGCTACTCCTGTGACATAGTACCCAAAATCAATAGTCGAAGCACCCGAAGACCCTGTTCCCGCTACCCCAGTAACAGTATGGTTAGCTTTACCTTCAATGGTAACAGCGCCAACACCGCTAGTGCCAGACACACCTGTAGCTGAGTAGGAGAAATTAATAGTTGTAGCGCCTACCGCCCCTGTTCCAGCTACCCCTGTTACAGAAAACGCTTGGTTTACGCTAACAGTGCCTATTGCCCCAGTAGCCGATAAGCCCGTTACACCAAATCCTTGGTTTACGCTAACGGTTCCTGATGCGCCCGTACCCGCTACCCCTGTTACAGAAAACTCTTGGTTTACGCTTACAGAGCCTATTGATCCAGTTCCAGAAACTCCTGTAACAGCTTGATTTGCTAGGCCCGTTACAGTCACAGAGCCTACTGATCCAGTTCCTGCCACACCACTTGTGATGTTAGCGTTGATACCTATTCTAGTTGCGGCTGCACCCACAGAACCTGTAGAGGAAAGACCAGTAACAGGGATTACGGAGTTTGATATTATAGTGGTTGCGCCTACTGACCCAATAGAGTTAAGGCCAAGCACCGTAAGATTGCCATCAGACTCAGTTACAACAGTATTAAGTGCAGATGTGCCGCTAACCCCTGTAGCTTCTATGTTAGCAACGCCAATAACCGTTACAGAACCTACTGACCCAGTGCCTGCCAGACCTGTAGCTGCTATGTTGGCAGCGCCAATAACCGTTACAGAGCCTACTGACCCTGTACCCGCTACACCCGTGACAGGTTGAGTAACACCGCTGGTAGTGCTTACGCTACCAACAGCCCCTGTACCCGCTACGCCTGTAAC